TAGCAGGTGCATCCGACACACTAACTTTATGTGCTAAAGGTGCATCCAATAATGATGGCGTTATTGGTTCAATAAAATGGTACGATACAACAAATGGCTAATATTTATAAAAACGCATTCTTTAATCCTGCTGATACTGCTAATACAGTTATCTATGCTACGGATACTTTAACTCGTGCGATTATTCAAAATATACAAATTACCAATACAGGAGGGAGTGCCATTGTTCGAGCTTATGTTTTTGACAGTAGTAATTCTAACACTGCTACTCAGATAGCCTATGCTAATATCTCAGGGCCCACTATTTGTAATATTGCCAAAGGTCCTATCATTTTAGAAGAAAGCGATACTCTTGTTTTGAGTAGTACAAGTAATACCACCGTGAGTGGGACTGTTTCTATTCTTGAGGTGAACAGAGGTCTTATTCAACAGTAATGTCTTTACTGTACGTTCGAACGGCGAAGACGGCTTCGAGTACCGTGAACGCTTGGTTGGGACCTATTCACTCAAAAAATGTTACCCATAACTTAAAATATCTTTGGGAAGAAAATAATAAATCAATGATAGAAAAAGCCTTAGACAAAAATTATTTTTTATTTACAACTGTTCGGCATCCCTACACAAGAGCTGTTTCTTGTTGGCAACAAGCTATTCGATCCGCTTGGATAAGAAATACTGCTTCTTTTGATGAATATTTAGACTGGAATTTCAGAGGAACAACACCCCATATTGAAACACACAATATGCCTATTTCTGAGTATTTAGGAAATTATTTAGATAAAATACATCTTTTTGTGAAATATGAAAACTTCAAAGAAAAACTAAATCAAATGAAAGAATTGTTTGAAATAGAGGTTAAAACTTTCGGACATTATAATGCTAAAGATGTTTCGATAGACTATAAAGAGCTATTAACTCAAGAAAGAAAAGATAAAATATACGAGTTACATAAAAGTGATTTTGATACTTTTAATTACAGCAAAACCATTGATTTCTAGATAAAACACCTATAAAAATAGAACATGGCAAAAATTATAGATGAACCGATCATCTTACGCTATGAATACGATATTGAAGGGAATCAAATCCCTGTCTATAGCTGTAAGGTTGAAACTACAATTACCAATACACGAACTGGCTTGGAATATGATTCAGAAGATCATGCCAATAGCGATATTGCCGATCCTAATACTGATACTACTACCGAAGATATTCGTCGAGATGTTAACGTCATCGCCCCTAAATTATTCACGGGTGCGGTTACACCTAAACAAGGATAATGAAAAATGCAACAAAAAGAGTACCCACAGATTTATGAATTAGGTCTTGGATCTCTCATTGGTGATTTTTTTCAAAACGTCAAAGACACTGTCACAGGTGTCGCTAAAGCTGTTGCTCCGATTGCTCCTTTTGTATTACCTTTTGTAGCTCCAGGTATTGGAAGTTTAGTTGGTGGAAAACTAGGTTCTTTTCTTGCAAGTAAGGGAGGACAATATTTACTAGGAGCAGGTATTCAAGGATTAGCAGGAAAAAAACCTGCTGACATAGCAAAAAATTTAGCTCTTCAAGTTGCAACTTCAGGTATTCAAGGAGCTTTAAGCGATAGATCAGGAAACATCGGTCAACGATTCATGAGTGGAGTCACTGGAAGAGATATTCCTCAAGTACCTTCAGTACCAACAGAAGAAAAAGGTTTCTTTGGAAAAGCTTTTGAAAAAGTAAGAGCAGGCGTTGATCCTAGTCAAAGAGCAATTAATCCTGAATTTAAAAAAGCTAAACTATTAGGAAAACTATCTGGAATCGATTTAGCTGATGAAGATTTAATTGGATTAGGTATTCCAAAAGAATCTAGTTTTATGTATCAATATGGTCCTTTGGCTTATGCTGGACTAACTGCTTTACCTTTAGCTGAACAGTTATTAGGTCCTAAACCAGAGGAAGAAGAGGAAGAAGTTTATACTCGTGAAGATTTATACACTCCTAACTATGCACAATATCAGTTATTAGATATTACAGGTCCTCAAGGATATGATCCTACAATATACGCTGCTATGGGTGGAGAAATAACAGGTTTTGCCTCTGGAAGTGGTCAACGGATCGAACATCCTGACGGTAAGGTAAGAGAACACCCTAAACGTATTGGAGAGATCGCAGGCCCTGGGACAGGTACTTCTGATGATATTCCAGCGATGTTAAGTGACGGTGAGTTTGTGATGACTGCGAAAGCAGTGCGAAACGCGGGTGGTGGATCGCGAAAAGAGGGGGCAAAAAATATGTATAAAATGATGAAAAGTTTAGAAAACGGTGGTAGTTTATCACAACAAAGCATAGGTATGGCATAATGGTTACAACAACGGAATATATCACAAGAGAAGCTCCTGAAGTAGAAGCAAGGAAACTGGGTCTTTTAGATACTGCTAAAGCGTTAGCAGATCAACCCTTAACCTTACCTGAACAACAAATAGCTGGATTAACTCCTGAACAATTAAGAGCAATTCAATTAGGACAAACAGGAATAGGTGCTTATCAACCTTATTTAACTTCTGCACTTCAGTCACAAGCCGCGGGCCTCGGAACGTTAGGACAAGCAGCGCAAGCTTATACCGACATTGGTCGTGCTCCAACCATGGCAGAGATTCAACCTTTTATGAATCCTTATCAACAAGCGATTCAAGATGAAATTAACCGTGCGTATAATATTGCTCAACAAGGACAAGCAGCTCAAGCCATTCAAGCAGGTGCTTTTGGTGGTGGAAGAGAAGGAATTGCTCAAGCAGAATTAGAACGTAATCGTGCTTCAGCTTTAGCCCAAGCTCAGGCTCAAGCTTTCCTTAATGCTCAACAACAATTAGGTCAAAGACAACAATCTTCAGCCGCAGGTTTAGGTGCTTTAGCTCCTCAATATGGAGCGTTCGGAGCACAACAAGCGCAATTAGGCGTGACAGGACAACAATTGGGCACCCAAGATATCAATACTTTATTGGGACTCGGTTCTTTAGGTCAGCAACAAGCTCAAAGTCAGTTAGATGTAGCAAGACAAAATTTAATGCAACAAATGTATGAGCCTTATCAAAGAGTCGGATTCTTATCCGACATCTATGCAGGCGCTCCTACCAGTCAGCAAACAATTCAAACACAAACAACTCCTACTACCTCTGTATCTCCTCTTCAACAAATCGCAGGATATGGTATCGCAGGTCTTAGTGCCTTAGGTGGATTACAAAGTGGAGGGCTCTTTTAATGATGAATTCAGTAATGAAAAGACCTTTGTTTAGACAATCAGGATCACCCATCGTCGGTGAGCGATCAGCAGAACTAAGATCATTAATAGAAGACATTAGAGCAAATCAAGGAATGAGAAATGTTATTGGCAATCAAGAAGCTGATAATGTGAGCAGACAATTGGGTGATTTAATGAGACGACCTTTTGAAGAGTTTAAAGGTAAGTATGTTCGAAATCCCATGAGTGGTGAAATAGAACCGATGAGTGGTCCTTTAACTGGTACCTCTAAGTCAGATCCTACACTTGTAGAAGAAACCGTTATGGTTATTGATCGAAGACCTAACTCTGAGACTTTTGGTCAACAGATAACTGTTCCACGAAACATGGATACTTATCAAATGATTAGAGAAGGAATGTTTGAGTTTAACGAAATACCAGGCATGGCTGAAGGTGGTGAAATGGAAACGGATGCTGTGGGTATCGCTTCAGGTTTAGATGAAGAAGAATCCATGGAGCAAGGTCCGATGACCGTGGACCGTGAACCGTCTGAGGAAGGTATCGCTAAAGTTTCTCCAGAACAATATGTTCAATTAATGAATGAAATTCGTGGTGACGATGTGCCTATGGAAGGAAGAGTTCAAGAACTAGCAGGCGTTGTTGGTGAAAAAGATGCTACTGATACACCTTTATCTGTTCTCGCTTTAGTTCAACCAGTATTCGAATTACAAGAACAACAAGGTATTGGTGCTACACAACAAGCTCAAGATATGATGCCTAGAGCTTCCGATCAATTAGCTAACCCACAGAATATGGGTATTGTGAGAGCTCAATCAGGTTTAATTGTTGATGCACCTTTTCAATTTAGAAATATTCCAGGAACATCTATTCAAGGCGATCCTACTTTTACAGGTGCTATGACTCCTCCAACTACTTCTTTAATATCTACTCCAACTACTTCTTTAATATCTACTCCAACACCTGACTATATGGACATGTCTAATACTTTGATTTCTGATTTTATGAAACAATATGTGACTCCAGTAACAATGGATGCTTCAAGTCTTCAAAGTGAAATTGATTTATTAAAAGGTGTTTTAGGTGACGGTAAAAAAGAGGCTCAAAGAGCTTTAGCTTTAACAGGAATACAAAGAGGCCTAGAACTTGCTTCAGGAGCAGATATTAATGAATTGATATCCCAAACAGTAGGAGATATTTACAAAATAACTAACGCTGTAACTCAGCAAGACAAGGCAATTGCAATGCAAGCTTACAAAACTTTATTAGCTAGAAAATCTTCAATGTCGGAGAGAGAATTTAATCTTGCTAAAATGGGATTAGAGAATCAATTAAAAATGCTTTTTGAACAGTCAAAAGGTATGGAAAAACCGATTTATTTAAAAGACCCTAAAACAGGAAGTGTTGTTGTTTTAGATCAAACCAAAGATGCAACAAAAATTAGAGACTTACTAGATGCAAATTTTGAACCTGTATCAACTACTGCTCAACAACCTTTAATACAACAAACTTTCTCGACTGTTGATATGAAAGACGGTGGTATTGTAAAAAGAGCCAATGGTTCTTCTTCTATGGGAGAAACCACTGCTGGTGGGATTACTTATGAGGAAGCCATGGAAGGTATTGAAGGAGGCTCTATGGGTTTACAAAAAAGCGAATTAGTAGGAAAAGGTGGTATGGAATTGGTAAGAGATCCTGGAATGATTACTAAATATCAAAACAGAATTATCTCAGGTGTAGAACTAGAAAAACTATTAAATGAAGCAATAGGAATGATTGAAAACAATCCTAAGCTAGCAGGTTTAGTAGGAGATGTTATACAGGTAGCTCAAAAAGGAGTCTTGCCTATAAATCAATTCTTTGAATTATTTGGTAGCACAAGCCCTGTTCCTCCTTCTGTAACAAAATTTTTATCGGATCCTGATATTCAAGATTTAGCGAACTTAGAAACATTGATACCTGAAAAATTAGTTAATTTTGTTAAAGATATTGATGTTACTAGAATGCCAGCTTTTAACAGAATTGCAGATCAAAAAGCAAATTTAAGAATCTCTGGATTCAGTGATGCTACTGTCGCGACTAACACTTTAAAAAGTATTTTACAAAACGTTCAAGAAGCAAATAATCAGTTAAGAGAGGCTATTGGAAGACCAGAAGTAGAATATGGTTCTGCCTTATCTCAAATACTGCAACAATTTGATGTTACTGAAGACAATGAGCTAGTAAAACAAGCTATAGATGCAATCAAGCAACAACCACAATTTCAAGAACAAATATTAGATTCTTTATTGAATAAACTCAAACAACAGTCAGGGTCTTAACATGGCTGAGAATGTTTTCTTAGAAGAAGTCGAAGCTCTTAAAAGCAAAGGCGAAGAGAGAGCTACTGAGTTAAAAGAAAAGTATGGAAAAGCAAAAACTCCAAATATTTTTTCACTAGCGTATGATTTAATAAAACCTTTCACTGGAAAAAACCTAGCTTTTGACCCTAAATCTTATGAAGGAGGATTATTAGATCCTGATAGTTTAGAACAAATATTTTCTCAAAGAGAAGGACTGGAAAGATTTGGTCTTAATAGAGAAACTTTTGAAGCTGTGGGTGGTATTGCTGGCTTGGCTCAAGGAACAAAAGCGTTAACACTAAGAGCCTTACCTTATGTTCCTACTGTTCCAGGAAAAATATTATCTTTAATTTTATACGATGCCTTGGGAGCCACAGTAGGTGCTCAAGCTTTTGATTTAATTCAAAAAAACTCTACAGGGGAAGAAGTTAGTTTTTGGGAACAATTAGAAGTATTACCTGATGATTTTAAAAGAAGTTTAACTTGGGCCACCGTAGGTCCTATGGCTGAATCCGCAATTCAATCTTTTAGACTCTATTTATCTAAAGGAGTGAAAGCTAATCCTGAATTGGTAGAAGCGTTTAATAAATCAAAAGAATATTTAGGCGATCGACTAGCTTTTACTATTGGTGATTTAGACACAGCAACAGGAGTTGGTAAATTTATTAATCTTGCAAGAACTGGTTTTGCTCAAATACCACTTTTAGGCTCTAAATTAAAAGGTGTGACAGCAGAGCGATCAACAGAATTATTTAATTTATTGGGAGACTTTTCTAAAAAAATGGGACAAGGTTTGGATGAAGATACTCTTGCAAGAAAGATTTTTGAACAATCAAACAAAGCTTACAACACTTTTAAAAAGACTATGAAAAATCTTTCTGATGAAATAGTTCAAGCAGAAAAAGCTGTTCCTAATAAAGGAAAAGTTATTCCTGTCAATAAGATGAGAGGTTTTTTAGAGGAATATATTACTAATTTTGAAAAACAATACGGTAAGGGAGTAACGAAAACAACTGATCCAGGTTACAACGAATTTTACAATTTTGCTCAAAGATTTTTAAAGATATATCCTCAAAACGCAAAGATAAATTACTCTGGTTGGAAAACCATAATGGAACAACTAGAAAATGCTGTAACATCTTCCAAAGGTAAACCAGGAACAAACAAAGCAACTTTAGGTGAATCTTTTACTCAGATGAGAAGTCTTTTAGATGATGCAAGTGCTGAAGAATTTTTAAAGAACTTTCCAAAAGAAGAGCAAGGTATAATTAGAAGCTATATTCAACAGATAAAAGATTTTAGACAAATATACACAACAGCAAGAGAGCCTTTTGAAAGAGTTGTGGCTAATCAAATTGAAAGTGTTGATGATATTTTTACAGCTTTAAGTGGTAAATTTAAAGGTGAATCAAAAAAATATGTAGATGAATTAGTAGCACCCTTGCTTCGAAGAATGACTCCTTCAGCAGTCGATGATTTATTAAAAATTACTGGTGGTGATAAAAAAATAGCAGGTGAATTAGTAAAAACTTGGTTTGATGACGCTGTGGCTGCTTCTACGAGAAACATTAAAGAATCAGGTACCGATGTTTTAGATACAGGTAAATTAATGACTCTATTAGGTTTGGGTGGAACTGGTAAAAAATCAAGAGGAAAAGCTTTCAATCAACTCATAGATATAATGAATGAATCATTACCAGAGTCTCAAAGACTACCTGCAAACTATGTCAGTGATATTTTAGATATGCTAACAAGACAACAAAATATTAATATTCCAGCAACAGGAACATTCTTAAGAAGAAGTATTGCTATTGGTGGTATGGGTGGTGCGAGAGCAATTACTAATAACCCTATAGCTAATATATTTAAATACGTCTTAGGTGGTCCCTTAGGTATAGTTGGTTCTGTTATTGGTGTTAGAAACTTTTCTAATTTTTTAACAAGTCCAGATACTTTAAAATTCGCGATTCAAGGTTTTGATTCAACCTTACCGGCTATAAAAAGAAAAACTGCTTGGACTCAATTTTTTAGAGCAGCAATGGGGGAACTAGAACAAAGAGCAAAAGATACAGCTTTAAACACTGAATTAAGAGCACTGGATCCAAGTCTTGATCCAGTTAATGTTGAAAATGCAAAATCAAAAATTAAAAGTTTGTTAGATAATATTCAATTATTTGAAAAAGATACTACGAAAGAACCAGATGTTCTTGATGAAATTATTCAACAAACAGATAATTTTAAAACACCTGAGGATCAAAACATATTTTTAGAAGAATTAAAAAACATAGAAGATAGCACTAAAGATTCACTACCTTCTCTTCCAGTTCCTTCAGGAGGCACGGTCACCTTTTCAGAGCCTCAGGTTAGTAGAGGTGATACAGGTATTGACGTTATTGCTCCTATTGAGATACCTAAAATAGATGTAGCTTCAATCGGAGGAGGACAAATGGGTGGAATAAATCCACAAATAATGGCAGGCTTAGAATCCGTAGGCCTACCCTTGTTCAATGCTGCTGAAGGTGGTATAGTCGATCTCTATGAGTCAAAAAAATTTAAAAAACCACAGGTGGTAGCATAATGGTTAGGAAAGCTCCCAAAGGATTTAAAAATAAAGCTAAAGGTGGAAAAGGTAAAAGCCTTAGTAAGAAAGCCATTAGCGACATAAGTAAGGCTACTAGGTTTGCAGAAAGTATTGGTAGCGATAAAAAATTTAGTGATTTAGCTAAGCAATATAAACAATATGACGTTAAATACCCAGATAGACCACCGACCTTCAGAGCATCTTATGGAGACGAAGTAAATAAAGTAGGAACTCCTTTAGCTTCCACTTACTATAAAGATCCAGTAACAGGAGAAGAAAGATTCTTCACTGCTCAAGCACCAACTTTTAAACAATTAATGGGTGATATCGGTAGAGGATTATTCTCAGGGTACAACACTCTTTCTTATGATCCTAATGCTGGTGGTATTCCGACTACAACAGGAGGACAAATTGTTCGTCGACAAGGATTATTTCCATTACTTGCCAATAAAGCAATGTCTGGAGAATTTGGACTTATGGGACTTGCTAAAGGTTTATATGATAGATTTAAAAGTGGAACTCAACAGGGAATAGAAACTGTTGGTGGTCTTTACGATAATTTGAGATCAGCTTTCAGCGGTCAGCCGACCGTGAATTACGGTGGAGGGAGTACTATTACAACTACTACCAATCAACCTGTAATTGATTTAACACCTGCCTCGATTGAAACAGAGACACTTCCCTCTATGGATTTAAATAGAAACATTGGAAATGAGAGTGACCAATCAATCTTTGGTATAACCAATACAGGTGTTCCTTTACCTTTTTTAAGAAGTACTACCGATCTTCCTTACAATAATATTAGCTCATTCAACCCAGATACTTATCAACCAGGATATCTTCCTGAGGGTTACTCTAATGTGGGTGTTGCTCCTATTATTCCTGAGTACTACCAACCTAACAATACTTTAGGTAATATTTTTCTAAATAGTCAGGGGTATGAAGTTCCTATTTCAAATGATTTGATGAGTAAAAGAAGACCACCAAGTTATTTAGAGCAACAAGATAATTATTATTATCAGAATAGACTTCAATCATTACCAACAGGTCAACAATATTATTATGCAGATGCTTCTCAACAAGACATAGATCGAATAAATAAAATGAGACAACTTAAAGGAATGGATCCTCAATCAATCTATGATATGAGAGATATATTTCAATTAAGTCCTGAATTAACCCTAGAAGATATTCAAGGAATTAAAGAAGGAACAATAACTCAACCAACAGGAATTTTTGCAAAATACGGAGGAAGTGTAGACAAATACGCTGGTTTAGGTTATAAACTTAAATAAATGAAATTAATTCAATTTATTATAAATATATTTAAAAGAAAGGTAGAGAAAGATCCCCACGAAGAACACTGGGGAATAGGTGCATCATGATAAAAATTACAAAAGAACTTCGAGCTAGGGTTATCGCCCATGAAGGAATTGTCGACGAATTATATTTAGATTCATTAGGAAAAGCCACTGTGGGCATCGGCCATTTGATACAGCCACATGAGAGAGATAGATTTCCAGAAGGAAAAAAGATTTCTAGAGAAGAAATAGATGAGTTATTTGATATCGATATTAACAGAGCCGCGGCAGGCGCTGACTTATTAGTTGAAGAATGTATTGGAGTCGGACTTGAACTACCTCAACATATTGGTGAAGTGATCGTGGAAATGGTTTTTCAATTGGGAATTCAAGGTGTTAGAAATTTTAAGAAGATGTGGAAAGCGATGAGAGTGAAGGATTGGAAAACAGCTTCACTGGAAATGAAAAACTCCAGGTGGCATTCACAGACACCGAAGCGCTGCGAATCCCTTGCTGAAATTGTAGCTAATACCTAGAGAGTTCTTCTAATAAAGTTTGGAAAGCGACCTTCTTGTTTAAAGGTCATATAAGCTGCATACCAATCATTTTTGTATTCTGCTTGACAGAATTGTTTAATGGTTTCGTCTTTGTCTTCCTTTACTTTAAAGAAGTTTAAAAAGTGATCCATTGATCTTTTTGTTAAATTAAACATTTTTATTTTCTCCTTGTGATAGATGTTTTATCCACATCTTAAAAAAAGAGAATTGTTGTTTTCGCACAATAGATATGATAAATTAATAGTTAGAATGATAACGACACAATATACAAGGAAGGTAACTTTGATGTATGTTGCAAAAAGTTTTTAGATTTAGTGGCCCTTGCAAAAACATTATAATTTATTAACAGTCGTTATCGTTCTTTTTAAGCCACTCCGTCAACTGACAGCATCTTTTCTAACTTATTCAAATACCATTGAGCTTTCCTGATATCTTCGATACCATTCTTTTCACGATGTCTGGCCAGATATTTCCATATCTGACCTTTCAAATACCCAATAAACTCATCCTTTGTTAATTGAGATTCAATCGCATCGATTGTTTCAATAGTTTTATTTTTATAATAGTTAGGATTAATTTTATCACTCATTTTGCTTCTCCCCAATTATTACCAATAGCGACGTCAACCTTAGACGGAACACTCATTTCTATCGTATTCTCCATAATATCAATGATTTTTCTTTTTGTTTCTGGATCATCTTTAATACTGATCGCTAATTCATCGTGAATTTGAATCATTGGAGTAATACCTTCTTTATCCAAGTCAATCATTGCTTTCTTTGTTTGGTCAGCAGCTGATCCTTGAATTAATCGATTTAAAGCTTTATAGGTCCCTGATCTTTTTAAAGGAGTGTATTCGCCATACTCTTCTTTCGCTCTATCCAAAGGATATGCTTTATAAGACCCAAATGCTTTAGGTTCCCATAATTCAAAACGACATCTTCGACCTAAGAAAGTTTTAACAGCACCTCTTTTATTTGCATGATCGGAAACTGCGTCAGCTAACTGTCGAACAAAAGGAACTCTTTCATTATATTGTTTAATCAAAGACTTTCCTTCTTCTGGATCAATACCTAATTGATCAGATAGTTTGCCTACACCCATACCGTAAAATAGCCCTAAATTTATGGTTTTAGCGCTCTTACGAGGTATGTTTCCAATCTCAGCCATGATTGTGTGGAAGTCTGTTTCTTTGTCTTCGTTATAAGCTTTGACAATCTTTTCAGCACCTTCAAGCTTCACGATGTTCGCATAGTGGCTCACGAGTCGTGGCTCTTGCTGAGAGTAGTCAAAAGAACCCCACTTCTCTCCTTCTTCAGGTAAGAATAATCCTCGAACCAAAGAACCGATTTTAATATCGGACTCAGCGTCATCTTTAGCAGGGATTTGCTGAAGGTTAGGATTAGAATAACTAAATCGACCTGTCAGCGTACCACCGTTTTCTGTTCGTAACTGATTAATATTCGCATGAATTCTTCCGTTATGCTGATACTTTTCAATCGTATGGAGGAACGTGGTCCGTGCCTTGTTGAAGTTTCTGGCCTGAACAATTGCTTTAGGAACAGGGTGAGGATGAAACTCTAAGAAGTTTTTAGTAAAACTAGGATTACCCTTATCTGTTTTTGGATAATCAATTTTACATTGATCAAAGACCGTCGCAATAGAACGAGCAGCCCAAATATCACACTTCAAATTAGTTTCTTTAAAAACAAAATCTAACAGTTCATTTTCTCTTTTAATAAAAGATTTCTCTGCTTTCTTTAATTTTTCTAAATCAACTCTCACGCCTTTCTTTCTCATCTTCATGAGAATAGGAATTAAATCTGTTTCTAAATCAAAAACAGTTTGTAAGTCTTGTTGAGTAATTTCAGGTTTTAGTCGGTCCCATAGCTTTAAACAAAGAACAGCATCTTGTTCAGCATACTCACCTACATATTGAGAAGGTATTTTAAACATCTCACTTTTAGGATTAACACCCCATTGAGCAGCAGTTTCATTTAAAAGAAATTCATTTTTACTTTCAGCTAAATATTCTTTTGCCACTGCGTTCAGTGAATAGCTATATTTGTTTTCATTAATCAAAGGAGCCGCGATCATCGTATCAATAATACGACCATTCCACTTAACACCTTCAGCTTCTAACCAACCAAAGTCATAGGTGGCGTTATGGGCTATTTTCTCTCCTTCTCCAGAGAGCATTTCATTTAGCCAGTTAAACACGACTCGTGGATCGTGGTTAAATCCTGTTTCATGTCGAATAGGATAATATCCTTTCCAACCGTCGACAGCGATTGCCACACCAATAATTTCTCCGTCATTGGTCGCCCACCCTGGACCTTTATCCATGATGTTCGGATCTTTTGTTTCTAAGTCAATTGCAATTTTATCTGCATCTTTAATGTTTGGGAAATCCATTGGTGGAACCCATTCTGATTTAGGTTTAAACATACCTATTTGTTTACTCATATTCTATATGCCTCTCTAGACTGTGGTGTTATAATGTAAAGGTTTTCTTTAGCCCTTGAAAACGCTACATAGAAAAGTCTATGCTCATTAACAGGATTAACCCTGTATTCCTCATAAGCCATTTTTCCTATATCTAAAGACACAACAACATTATCTGCTTCACCACCTTTTTGTTGATGAATAGTCGATAAGGTTACACGTGGCTCTAGAGCTAAGTTCTCACCCCTTGTTTCTAAGTTTTCTAAATACGCTTTAGTTTCAGTATTGATTGTCGTCATTACTTCTGCCCAAGGCGTACCAAACTCAGCTAGTAATCCGAAATCATCTTTTAAATTATTAAAAGATAACTTCTTATCTGGAAAATTCTTTCGTTGTTCTGCAATAAGCTTTTTATTACCTCGAGCAACAAATTCTTTTCCCAAACACTTGTAAAGGTTTTCGATCAAACGAATAGGAACTTCATTAGTCTCCGACCTCATTAAATCTTTCCAAGTTAAAATCGCATTTCTTTCTTTAGTACCAATTGAATAACGATATTTACTGTCTTTCAACTTGACTCGAAAGAAAACATTTTTCTTTCTCATTACTTCTTCCATGTCATCACGAATTGTTCTTGTACGACCCATTAACAACCAAGAACCTTCATCCATATTTAAATGAAACATTCCTCGAATAAATTCAACAGAACCGTCTCGATTAGCAGGAGACCATTTAATATCTCTACTGGATGCAATTTGTTCTTCGACTCGATTAACAATCTCCCAAACTTTTTTAGGAACTCTTTTTGATTCATCTAAAACAATTAAGTTTTTAGCTTCTTCTTTAACTTGAAGAGCTCTGGATACATCTGCATCTGCCCAAGTATAGATTGCTTGATTAGGGTCCATAGCAACATAAGATTTTTCAGAATTACTCCAAATCTTTTCTGCCATTTTCCATTGAATCGTCGACATATCTTGTGACTCATCAAAGAACACTACTTTAAAAGATTTAAAAAAACTTCCATTCACGTAGTTCGTAATTAAATCTGTAAAATCTACTTTTGGTCCTTGATCTTTTACTAAGTATCCATTAGTTCCACTGGTAAACTGTTCATAACCAACAGATTTATATTCTTTTAATCCTTTATCGATATACTCTAATTTATGCCAAATAATATCTTTAGCAAACATAGCCCAACAATCACGTAAAGGAATATCTCTTCTTTTTGCTTTTTCTATGAGATCAATGTATTTGTCATCATAATTGTTGAAAAATATGTCATCATCGTTACTAACGTTAATATTAATCCTAAGTTCATTTGATATGTTTCTCCAATCGTTGTTACTCATTATATGCTCTCTGGTAAGACCCATTTGTCTTAGAGCAAAAGAGTGTAGGGTGCTAAAGTTTTCTAACTGACTTGATGCAATTTTAAACTTCTCGGAAGCTCTTTGTTTAGCTTCATCGACAGCTTTATTTGAAAAAGAAAAGAAAGCTATCTCATCAATCGAAATATCATTAGCTAAGTGTTCTTCTATTTTATCTAAAATAAAAGTCGTTTTACCTGTCCCTGGAGGACCGATAACAACCGTAGGGTGTTTTCTATCCAATAAATTCATGTGCGTAACAAACCCTTTCTTTATGTTTTTCTCTTAACTCTGTGGAGTATCCACCAAAGTTAGACTTCTTTTGTCCTGTGGCTATTCTGGTTAACTCTTTTTCATAATCATCTTTTCGATTTTGTTTATTATGAGTCGTCGGTCTCCACTTTTCAGGGTGCGCTTCTCGATATTCACCAAAACGAGGATGTGCTGTTTTGGAAAAGAATCGATGACCGAGGACCGTGAATTGTTTTGCCACTGCTTCCGACAAACGAACTCCTAAACCTAAACCTTGAAAATCAGGAAGTATCACTGTTCGATGTTCCCTCCATGCTTTTTCTTTGATTGTTCCTGAGGGAAAAAAGATAACTGATGAAAATCCGACTGGGGTTCCGTTCCATGTTGCGATCCAACATCGTGTAGCTGTACTGATGTTTCCTGTGAGATAGTGATGCTCAGCGAAGTATGACCAAATTTTGTGGGAACAAGGAAAGACTTCCAAAACAATCTTGGGTCGCCTAAGAGACCCCCTTGATACCACCTTACTCGAGTTTGTATCAAACACCCAGTCAGGTTGTAACCAGTCAATGATATCATAATGACATGATGCAAAGACAACGTTTTTAATATCTTTATTTCGAATAAACTTTTGCAAAGCATTCGAACAAGATTTTGCTACATTACGATCTACCACACTGGTGAATTCATCAATGACTGCATTATCCTTTATTCTTCTCGCTAAGTCCGATCGAAATCTTTCTCCTGTACTAAGAACGTGATACGGTCTCATCCAAGAGGGAATAGAATTAAATCCAACAGAAGATAATCTATCTTGAGCTTCTTCTGGTGTATCAAAGTGAGAGCAAACAGCTTTGTTTGAATCCCATTGAATATTTTCTTCTTCTCCAAATTCTTTTAATAAACTTGATTTACCACTTCCTGAAGCTCCCACAATTAAACCAATATTAAATCCTTCTTTAGGTTTTTGAAACTCTGGTAGAGTAAATTCTGTTTGACCGTCGAATTGATAGTCAAACATTCTACTAATCTCATTAGTAATGTGATCAGTTTGTACTTGTGACGTTAGTTTTTTCAAAACGGTATTTCCTCCTCTTTTATTTCTTTTTTCATATCAGGAACTTCTAGTTCGATGTCTTCTATGGTTAATTGTTTAATCTTCCATAATCTCATTCTAGTGTTCTTGACTGTTCTAATTAAGTCTTGTGCTTCATATTCTTCTTTTAATCTCATTGTCACCCACGGTCTTGACTCTTTGAAATCATTTCTTTTTAAATGATCCATTAAATCTTTGAGAGCAAAATAAGTAAATCCTTCTTCTGTATAAGATTTACCTAAGAATATATCTGCTATTGTTAAAGCTTCACCTTGATGTAGACAAAACTCTTCTAACAATTCTTTAAACTCACCTTTCTTGGTTACTTCCTCAGGTGGATAATCAATAGAAATAGACTCAAACAATTCGCTATAAGTTTGATTCCATTCTGCTGAACTCATGTTCATAATGCCTTTGTTTAATTGTTCTAAACAAGCTTGAATAATTTTTTTATGAGTCATCAAATCTTCCGTATTGGATATCTCAATTCTTCGATCATCGACATTTAAAAAGTATCTTGGTGGATCGGACTTATAAACTTTTAAATCTGAATACACTGGATGATCTCGATCACCTTCACTTCCAATACCAAACTTTCTTTTTTTACAAAGTCTTTTATTACATAAAGACTCGATTGGTGGTTGAGAACAACGATACATATATTTAGGAGCACCCTCATTATCACTTTGACTAACTTGTTTAATGACGACTAAAACTTCGTCCGACTTCAAAGGAGGGTTAATATAATTCCTATTATAATCTTCAATTAATTCTTTATAATTATCTGGATCTGCTTTACGATAGTAAACGCCTACGTTGAACAGAGCGTTATTACGTGATCCGTCAGAAACACCCTGTTCAGTTAGTATTTGTAGGCATGGAGGTCCGTCTTTAATAACCTCGTTCTTGAAATCGGTTTTAATCGATTTGAGAGCACCAACAACGAGGCTATCGTGGTGAGATAAAAACTCTTCTAATGTTAATCCTTTACCATTTTCATCAAGCGCATATCGACTTCTTCCATGGTAAGGTAAATTAATCCAACTTCCTGTATCTCTTTTTTCTTCTCCTTCTCTTTGATACAGTTCTATTTGTTTCGGAAAGACTTCAGCTCTGGGATAACCTAACGCTGTTGCCATTTCACTTAACTTAGTTTGCATATCTTTGGCTGAAACATATTGTTTGGTAAATAAATATAAATGTGCACCACCACTTTTGGAGAGACACATAATTAAAGGAAACTTTTTTTGTTTAATTTGTTTTAATAAAGCTTTGTGATCTAACGGATAGACATCAATATCAATGGCTCCAAACTTACATTGATCATCATCGTTGATCGGTACGATGCCCATAGCGGGATATTCACCTTTAAGGTGTCGTTCAAATTTTTCTATGGACGGTGCTTCGTGGACCGTCATCATGTGAGCTTCTACTTTTTTACCTTCTTGAGGCTCATTCTTTTTTTCAAAGACACCGTGAGCTCTCTCTAGCCCTGTAAAGATATCTTTAAATCTTTTTACTAATTCTAATTCCATATTAACCTCTCAAATTAATAGCTTCCTCCTTTTTAGTTTGGTTGGGGCATGGTCCGAAAGGAGGCTCGAAAAAACCACACCCCAACCGATTAAGAGTGAAGCGGAGGGTAACCACTCTTAATTTTTTGTGGGCTATTAATTAGAATGGTATATCGTCACCATTCTGCGAGGCATTCCCTTGTGGGGAAACTTTTGTATCATCCTGTGTAGGAGTGACCTCGATATCACCACTGTGTATAGATTTTTCGAATTGAGTCGCATCTTCAATGATCGTCTCGACATTTTTCAGTCCTAATTCGTCAATCCATTTATTCTCAGTGATAACCCAACCATGCCAAGAACCTTTGGCGTTCTTTTCTTTAACCGTTGATAGCGTATAAGAACGAGCAAAATCTTTAGGTTGATATATCTCGTCACCCTCAACACGTCTCTGATTAGACATTAAAGAGTTCCATGTCCTAGATTTTTTTAACTGTGTTGATTTCATTTTGATGATCGCTTTACTCCAAGCACCACCGTCTTCGAGTACGATTACATAATGCTCAGCAGTATTTTCAATATACGTATCAGGTTTTCCTATGAAACGCTCTTTGTTATCATCACCTCGAACAACTTGTCCGTCCATTTGTAATTTCTGGAATTGTTCAGGAGTATAAATGTTAACTGGAGCTCCAGAACCTTCACCACGTTCTGCCCATTCTACAAATCTTCTACGATAGTAGACTGGTAAAACTAATAGTGAGTCATAGACCTTGTTAGTTACAGTATTAAAAATCTGTCCTAACTTTGCACCTTGAATATACTTACCGTCATCTTCTTCAAGCTGAGGAGCACCCTTACTTAAAATATTAAAATAAGGAATTTGATAATCTTCAGCTTCTCTTTTTGAGAGTGAGGGACCTGCCTTTAATAGACTACTGATAGTCGCTAGGCTCGTGCCACTGTTCTCTTTCGCTACTTGCTTTTTACTTGTCTCTGTCATTTAATTACCTTTCTTGATATTGACTTTGTGTCCTACAAATACACCAAATGTATCCATAGGTAGTTCTTTTCCACTTTCGACCATTTCACGAATGAAACCTCGAAGAGTAGAAGGCTCGACTTTGACACTTCTGTCAGTGTCTAACCCTTGGTTAGCTAAATCTGAAAAAAGTTTTTGTGCTTTTTCGTCTTCAGCTCTACCAAATTTTACTATGACTTGATTTTTTATCAAGTCTTCATACCCATTATCACGAAGCCAGTCAAAAGCTTCTTCTTGTTTTTCTTTGGATATGGTACCAGTGTAAAACGGTTTAATTTCTACATTACTACCGTCTTTCATCTTAATAGAGGTCACACCTCGTTCTTCAAACAACTGAACTAAATTTTCATTTGCTTTACGAACAATTTCTTTTTTAACTTTAAGTAGTGCCTCAAGGTCCTCTACCTCTTTTTCAGCTTTCAAATAATCTTGAGAAGCTTTTGAGATAGGATCGACTTCCGTTACTTGGAAATCACTTTGTTCACGTCTTAAATTAATAGCCATATTAATTCTCCTTTTTTTATTCTTAGTTATGTATGTCAACTCGGATAGGAAAGTAATCTCTTTCTAATCTATCGTATTTTAACATATTATATCTACCATTAGATATAGTGCTTACAACTGAACAAGTCAAGCCTATCAAAGCAGGATCTCCAACTAAAAGTAAATAATCGTTGTCTTTAAAGTCTTTTAGAAGGTTTCTGAGTTTTCTAATTGTAGGTTGTGGTGACATAACTACTTGTTTATTACCGTCAAACAAAAAAATAATATCTCCAAATCTTTCTGCCTGAGTGTAATCTAAACCTCTTAACGTTCCGTCAGGAAATTTTCTTAGTACATTTTGCACTATATACACTTTACTTTTTTCAATCATTTATTATATTCTCTTATATAGAATAAGAATATTATTATGTTATTAGAAAAATACAAGTTTAAAACAAAGCCTATGCAACATCAATTGGTTGGTCTTGCGGGAATGATGAACTCCTTTGAAAAGGATACTCCTGAATATGCTTTGTTCATGGAAATGGGTTGTGGTAAAACTAAAGTTTTAATCGACGGTGTTTCTATTTTATACGACAACGGAAAAGTAAATAATCTTTTAGTCATTTGTCCTAACGGAATTAAATATAATTGGAGAGAAGAATTAGGAAAACATTTAGCTGAACATATTGAATATGATGTGCACGTTTGGGAAGGTGCAAAAACAAAAAAAGAACAAGAAGAAATTAGATCAAAATTATTTTCTACTGATAATAAATTAAAAGTTTTAGTTATGAACATTGATGCAATCATTACTAAGAACGGAAGTATGGTTGCTGAAAAATTTACTTATACCGATAAAACTTTAATGTGTGTCGATGAGTCGACTATTATTAAAAATGGCTCAGCGAAAAGAACAAAGAGATGTATTAAAATCGGATCGTATGCAAGATATCGAGTCATCTTAACTGGGTCACCTATTACAAAATCACCTGAGGATTTATACTCTCAATGTGCTTTTTTAAATGAAGACCTTTTAGGTTTTAGTTCTATTTTTACTTTTAAAGCCAGATACTGTGATCAAGTGAAAATGAGTTTTGGTGGTCGAAGTTTTAATAAAGTCACTGGATATAAACGTTTAGACGAACTCACAGATAAAATTAGAAACTTTTCTTATCGAGTCACGAAAGATGAAGCGTTAGATTTACCAGATAAAATTTATTTGAAGAGACGCGTACCGATGACCGATAATCAATTGAAAGCTTACGTCATGATGAAAAAATTAGCGTTAGCTGAAATTGACGGTGAGCAATTAACCACTGCTACCTTGATTGCTCAATTAAAAAGATTACATCAAATCGCTTGTGGATATATGACAACGGACGAAGGAAAGTTAATTGATTTTTCTGAAAACAGAGTCAAAGAATTATTAGATACAATTGAAGAGACAGACGGAAAAATAATTATATGGTGTTCTTATCGCCATAATATTAGAACTGTTATCGAAGCTTTAAATAAAAAATATGGGCCCGGATCTGCTGAAGGTTTTTATGGTGAAACACCTTCCGAAGAAAGACCAAAGATAATCGATCGATTTAGGGACCCTAATCATCACATGAGATTTTTAGTCGGACATCCTCGAACTGGAGGTTATGGACTGACTTTAAATATAGCCCATACTATGATATTTTATTCTAACGACTATGATCTCGAAATAAGAGAACAGGCTGAGGCTAGAAATCATAGAATTGGCACAGAGAAGAAAGTCACTTATGTCGATCTTATCTGTGAAGGAACGGTAGATGAAAACATTATTAAAAGTCTTCGTTCTAAAATTAACATCGCCTCTGAAATAATGGGTGAAGAATTTAAGGAGTGGTTGATATGATGCCAGAAATAATACTCGAAGACGATCAAACGATCGATCATCGAAAACTAAAAGATGCTTGTCAATGTTTTAACGCGTTGATTGAGATGCAAGAAAAATTAGATAAATATGAAAAATGGGCTATGGCTAACATTATTCATGAAACTGCTATGGAATTAGCAAAGGACATAACAAAGAAAGTACAATGAGAAGTAGAAAAATATTTCCAATTAAAAAGTATCAAAAAAAACTTTTGAGTCTTTATGAAAGACAATTAAAGAATTGGAGAAATGATATCGATAATTGGGATGATAGAAATATCAAAAGAACAGAAGCGAGACTTAAATCGATTAAAACTCTTTTAGAGAGAAACGAAAAGTTTTACGTAGGTTTTTAATGGAATTATTAAAAGGCATAATTTACTCAATCAAATTGATTGCCTTGCATGGCTCTATTATAAGAACTGTTCTTTATACAATAGGACATATTTTAATTGCGATTACTTGCAATTGGTTAATAACAGGAGCTGATTGGGGACTAGCCACAATTGATGCTCTCGTCGAGCCTTTAATAAATTCTCTTTGGTATTTTACCTTGGATTATTATTGGGCAACAAAAAGGAAATAAAAAAATGAAATATCATGAAATACCTGGGTGGTTTAACGGACATGAAGAATATGACAAGGCTGTTGATTACTGTCCTCCAAATGGAAAAATTTTAGAGATTGGTTGTTTTTATGGAAGATCAACTAATTATATGTGTACAAATATTGTCAACACAAAGAGAAATGACATCAAAGTATATGCTTTAGACACGTTTAGAGGATCTTCAGAGCATAGTTTCATTAAAGAAGCTGTTGGAACTGACGGAACATTTAAAGCCTACACAGAAGCTAATTTAAAGGAATTTATTGATTTAGGAATTGTTGAATTGATTGAAAGTCGTTCGGATAATCCAGAAACAATTAATAAATTTGAAGACGGATTTTTTGATGTGATTATTGTCGACGGAGCGCATGAATATGAAGCAGTTCTTGATGATATTGAAAATTGGTGGAGTAAGCTGAAACAAGACGGAATTATGCTTTTTGATGATATGTACATGGAGTCCGTAGCCACAGCAGTGTCAAAAGGATTAAGTAATCGAGTTCCTCATTATTCAGTCATGCAAGGTCGTGAAGCTTATGGAATAGCTTATAAGAGCGAAGATCAGTCCAAAGCCAAGAAATACATGAAATTGGTTCCAGAGGATCACTTTAAGAATTGATGTTTTGAATGTTTGGAAATAAAATTCTAGGCATGAAAAAAGCTCTGGAGGAAAAGGTAGAAATTGAATGGATCGATGCTTACGAAATGGAAAGTGGTTGGCATGACTTGGAAGACGCTGAAAAGATCACGCCCCCCACGGTCTTTAGTTTGGGCTACGTAGTTAAAGACACGAAAGAATTCATCATTCTCTCTGCTGATAAAGGTCGTAAAGGTGACTCTGACTGTGGTCGTGTTCAAGTTATTCCTAAACCGTGGATCAAAAAAATAGATTTACTGTGAAAGAATTTCTAAACAAGAAACATATTTCTGGAACCGTTTCAGAATATTCAGCAGTTAATAAACTTTTAGAATTAGGTTTTTTAGTTTTTAAAAATGTAGCGCCTCATGGCATGATTGATTTAATCGCGATCTCTACAGATGATGAAACGTTTCGCATTGATGTGAAAACGGTTTCTAAGCGAACAAAGAAAACAAATTATAGGAGCGAGGGGGACATGATTTACAGGACCCCCTCTAGTGAGCAAAAAAAATATGATGTTGTGTTGATGATCGTGGACGGTGGAAAGTTTAAAATTTTACCCACTCACTCCAAATTATCCAAGTGGATTAAGTCGAAGTAAAGTTTTTTTCAGAACAAAAAGAAGTCGGATAAACATTTGTCATTTCTAACTGTAGTTTAATTTTTAAAGCGTTGCCCATATCTAAACATTCATTGATTGTTTCAAAAGGCTCGGACATAGGAACAATTTTACACGTGTTCTCTAAACTTAATGTAGGATTGTACAAACAGATAATCATAAATAAATAAACTTTAGCCATGGAACAATCGTAACATAAAAGTCAAATGATTTATTTATCAAAATTGAAAATAAATAAGTAGATATCTGATAATCAACTCTGGTATAGTGGTCGTTAACCCCTAAACAAAGGAGATTAAAATGACAGAAAATGAAGAAAATAAACTGATTATAGCCTATTTACAGGATGTAATCGCTCAAATGTCTGCCTATAAAGAATACAGGCCAGAAGACAGTCAAACAGAAGAGGGAATTAGAACTAATTAAGTTCTTCTTCTCTCTAAAATTTCCTTACCTTTTTCTACTAATTTTTTCCAAAAACTAAAATCATAAAGCTTTTCTGATCCGTCTGTAAATTGAACTAATACCTTAGAGACAGAGCCTTCTTGCTCGTCTGGTACGTCCACGTATTCGACTTTATAAATAGTCTTTTCAAAGAAGTGTGGATTATCTTTTAATATCTCCAACATTCTTAAAAATTATCATAATTTATCAATAAAATATACTAAACTTTTGCTAGTTTATCGTAGTATTCCTTGACAATAATATGCAACTGAGTCGGTTTTGTTCTTAAAGTATCTTTACAAATTCTCTCTAATAAAGTTTGAGTCTCTTTCGACATTATTTGTGATACCCATTTCTGTTGTTCTTTTTTTGACATTGTTCTAACCTTTCATAAAATGATTTATTTATTTATATAATATTTAAAACGATATTAAAATAGCTAATAAGGGGATTTTCTCCCCTTATTAAGACTAAATTACATCCAACAATTTATTGATATTTAGTAACTCTTCTCGAAGTTTCTCTATTTGATATTCAAACTTCTCGTTAAGTATATCAATTTTTGATTGATTTCGTACTTTGATATATTTTTCTAACAATGATAAAATCTCACGTTTTCTTTTCGCGTGACGGTCTATCGCTGATGCTTCTGTTACTTTGCAAACCATATTTTTTCTCCTGTCTTTTGGTCCATTCTGCTACCTTAAAAAGTTTATCTGATCCATGATCCATTTTAATTGAGTTTGCTTCCCAACTTACACAGACCAAATTATCTTTTGTATGGGGTTTTGTACTGTCGATACGATCAAAAGAAATAACGGTGGGTCCAGAAACTGTTGTTAAAACAGTTCCAAGAACTTCACAAATGTGTTGATCTTTTTTCTTGTCGTATGTTCGATTATAGATTTCTAATAAATCCTCTCTTGTTATTTTTAATTTAAATTTAAATTTTTTTCTGTCCTTCTTTCTCATACTCCTTAATCTAATCCCTAATAAATTCCAAATATTCTCTTTCCACTCTTTAGAATTTTTTCGAACTCGATCACCTTCTTGTCTACATCGAATACATTGACGATTACTCGTGGCTCGTTGATCGATGTGCCCCCACTTACAAGGCACTCCATTGTAATACCTTGTAAGATTTTCTTTTTTAGCTTCAGCCCAACTTATTATTTTTACTGTCATTAGCTTTCCTTTCTTTTATTTCTTGTTCTACTATTTTTTTCAGTTCGACATCTAAATCACAATGCGCTGAATTTTTAATAATGTTTTTTATTTTATTGAGTCGAGCCAATAAATCCTCAGTGGAATATTGGCTCAACGGATAGTCAACGAAGCCTCTAATATATACGGACATCGCTAACCTTATTTTTTGCTATGCGAATGATCTCTTTTATTTGTGCGTTTTTGAGTTCTTTCACATTGTCAATATATTTCGGATCAACTCGAGGTATTTCTGTTTTAAATAAATACTCTCCATGACCATAAACATAGACATCTTTTTTGTTCACTTGAACTAAGTGAAAATCAAAAGGTCCTTCTATGTGAGTATGGTTGATGATCGAATTAAATGATAAGTCTTGTTCGGTCATTTTTTTCCTTTCTTTCTTTTCTTTTTAGCTTTTCTTTTTACTTTAGCCATACCTGTTGGCTTGTTGTTATAACGAACGCCTCCACATACAATAGCCATTATTTCTCCTTTTCTAATTGCGACTCCAGAAACTTTTTAATTTCTAAAGTTCGGTTGCTTTTGTTAAAAATTCGAGCCATAAAAGTATCGTTTGGACTCAAAAAATTTCTAACACGTTCTTTGTCCCAAGATATCGGACTCGATAAATAATCGAAAAGTGTGTCCTTATCTTTTTTATAAACGTTACGATGTTCCCCTGTATATAAAGCGATTGCCTCGTAACTTCTCTCTTTGTGTTTTACAAAGATTAGCGTATCAGCTATCGGAAGACCTTTAGGGTCCCCCAAATAACCTTGGTGGATTGTCCACGTCATTTGGCCTCCTATACTTACTTGGATTTACTCTTGGTAAACTATCCAATTGTTCGTTAACAGATTTTCTTCTTTCTGCTCTGATCTCAATCCCTTCAATAATCCATTTTTGAATTTCTTCAATTATGTTTTCATGATTATCTTTTTGTAGATTTTCGATCTTATTTTGTAGCCAATTGACTAAAGTGTCTTGAGCTTTTAACTTAACTAAAATATTTTTTAAGTTATGGCGCTCAATGGCTAAGCTTGTTTTACTTATTGTCATTTTAACCTCGGACCGTGTCTCGTGAATTAGCTTTAATTCTTCTTAAATAAAGCCTGTTATTTTCCTCCCATTCTTTTTGTCGAATGAGTTCTCTAATATGTCTTAGATCAATTTGATTGCTCCAATATTTGTAGGAGTGATCAACATTATCTATCCAACCGTTTGAAAGTGCTTTCTTTTTTGCTTCCATTTTATTCTCCTTTCTGTTTAAGTTTTCGTTCGAACAGATAACGCTCATAAAAACGTCGATCCATTCCGTCGATTTTTACTCTTAGCGTTTCTTTGCCTAAATATTTATTATGGCTGAAATCTAAAAGTAGATAGCCCTGTTGCTCTCGTAAAGCTTCGAGCGTGATCCGTGGATCGTTGGTCTTGTATCTAAGCTTTCGACCAACAATCATTCTTCTTTTCTGTTGTACTCCAGAAGTCATTCTGCCTCCTTAAAGTTTTTTTCGTAAATACGATATTGACCGTAAAGGTCTTCGGTTTTGCTTACAGAGTAGAAATCAAAATCTTTTTCTTTTAAGATTTTTAACCACTCATCAAAGCTTAGTTTTTTATTACTCATTCTGCCTCCTTATTTATCTAATATTACTATATTATATCCCAGAAGTCTAATCCAAGATAATTCGTCTTCGTTCAGTGTTAATTTTCTGGTTAACAGTGCGAACGTTTCAGCCTTAGCGCACCAAGGATGAAATCTTTTTGGGTCGACTGCATTGCGTTTAACAGTCAGTTCTTGTTTTTCTTTTGACATATTGCCTCCTTATAAATGAAAAGTAGCCCCTAAGGGCTACCATGGGTCTAGAACTATAATCAGCATTATAGCCTCCTTTTTTTGAAACGAAGAAAGACCTAAGGGCACTCGTGGGATTTGAACTTGCTACCCACAACTTTCGGTAAACAGATAGTTTATCTATCCTTACTCGAACTTACCTCTCAAGACCTCAACCATTTGGCCATACTTCTTGAGCCCTATACCTTACGACTCTGTTCTAAAATCGTTATTCAGTCAGAGTGCCTCTAAACAACTTGCAATTTGTTTAGTGTTAGGTCTTTCTTTATTTCTTATTTACTATATCGAGACATCTTTAAAAAATTCAAATTTTTTTTTCAATCTCTTATAATCTTTATTGGTAGTTTGAAATTTTTTTCAACCAAAAAAGTGAGAATTTTGTTTTTATTTAAAGTCGTAAAAAACTCTCAAAAAATCGACTTGCGAGTTAAGTTTGCTTTTTTTTAAGTGGTTGAGATAAACTAGAGGCTACCTCTGAAACCAATCCACTACAATGTTGGGACCATAGACACGTCTATTGATCGAGTCATGACTCTCAATCTCAATCGTGCTTAGTATTTACACATTGTCTAAGACCCCAAATCGAGGTCTTAGAAAATGTATATTAGAATGAATAATCGTGAAACTTGGATCGATGACCCAGAGTAATACGATGACCGTCTTTGTTAAAACGGTTGGTCTGAGGGTTGAGATAGCGAGGCTCTAAAATAAAACCTCTCTGTCCGTCCTCAGTCTCAATATCCAATATTTGGGCATAATGTTTTTTGCCTTCTGGATTGGCTGAGTATTTATAGGATTGACTTTCGGACATTCCGTTGTTGTCCGTACGCTCAGCGTGGTCCTCTTGGACGACGATGAACTGTTTGCCATTCCTTTTGATGATGTCGACCAAAGTCGCACCATATCGATCGGACCAACTATAAACCGTCGCTCCGTTGCCTATGGTTAAAGCGTCATACTTAAACCATGTTTTGGAAGAGATCCAATTAGACACACTTCCAAAGTTAGTACCAATTTTATTTGGTAATAACTTTTCATTTACTAAGACTCTAATTTGCATTAGAACCCCCTTTCTTCTTGTTTAATGTCATGAAGAGCATCAGCCTTAGCTAAATCCTCTTCTCTCTTTTTGTTTTCTTTGTAGTACTCTAACAAATATTCGTGCTCCACTGCCTCGTCCCAGAGATCACAAAAACGTGTGATATATTTTCTCTGTTCTTTTGTTAAAGAGTTCGTAAAAAGATCGTCATATAAGACATCATCTGCTGATCCCTTATCAACGTTCTTATTTTCGTCTTTTTCTAACCAACGATTATAAATATCCGTTAGCTTGGTGATATGATCTGCCATTTGTTTGGGCCTCCTTTTCTTCTATTTTACTTTTAAAAAGAATTAATTGTTTTTTGAGTGTCGGTGTAATTTTGATACCGTCAACATCATAAGTTTTATTATCAAGCGTGATATGGTCGATTAAAAAAGGAATAAATTCGTCTCCAAATTCATATCTTTTTTTCTCATCATTCCAATAATCCTCAATATCTTTTTGAGGATAGCCACACCATTGATCAAAAGATTTGAGTAGATACTCAATCTCATTGAATAGTTTGTCCTCATCGTATGATTTATCAAAAAGATAATTCCATACGAGTTCGTGTACGTCTTCTCTGGTCATTCTTACCCCCTGTTTAATACTCTTTGAAATTCTGAGTCGACAACCAACTCAAATTTAAAGCCTAAGTCTAAGATTTTACAAATGTGATGATCATTAAAAGTTTTGACACATAAAAGATCAGCGAACTTTTTTGCTTTCTCACAGACTGGGTAAACGAGGTCTTTTCCGTAAACGACCTTATTTTGTACTTGTAATATATTGTTATTCATTTTTGCTCTCCTTTTGTTTTTTATTAAACGTTGGACACTGAAAGACATTGTTCGACTCAGTATCCTCGTTTTGATACTGCGATCCAAAGACCAAACCGTTTTCTTTCTAAGGGTGGTGTCCTCACACCAGTAATTTTTGGGGATAGCATTATCAGTATTATGGATGTTTATGACTACGAAAGGAAATACTGATTAAAGTATAGCTTCTTCTGTTTCCCAGAGCATTACTTACGCTCGACGTTTCCGTTTTGAGTTTCTCATCAGTAGGCTCTTTCAACTCGTGAGCCTAGACACGGACCGTTGATCGTGGACCGTGTTTCGTGGTTAGTGTTTTACTTGTTTATCTTTTTCTAGTTCTTCTAATCGTCTAGCAACCTCAAAAAGACAATCTTGAATTGTCTGGATGCTTTTAACTATTGCTAAAAGATATTTTTTTTCTGTTTCTTTCATCTTATCAGCCTCCTATTGATATTAAGTAAGCGATATAAATCGCCTTAAAAACAAATAGACCGATAATTAATCGGTCTACGACGATTTCTAGTTTTGTTTTTTTATACATTATAAGTCCTCTCGTATGCATCGTTGAAAAACTCTTTGTATAATTTGACAAATTGATCATGTGGAATTCTTGATTTTTTATCACCACCGTCAATTTGAGTTAAGTGTTTGCCAGTCGTTCTGGACCAAACGTTTTCGCTAACGTGAAGCTTTCCGTCATGTGATCGAAAAGCTACCGGGGTCGCATAAGAGTAATAGGTATCAATTAACCCATGTTCTACTCTTAAGCTTTTAGTCGTATTTAGATATTTTGTAGTCATTTTATGCTCCTTTTGTTTGTTTATTCTTTTGGGTCTCATCAGTATGCCCCTAACCCTAGGCATAGACGCGCTCACCGTGGAACGCGTTTCGTGAATGTTTATTAAATAATTGTGTCAATCCAAAGTTCATCGTCTTCAATTCTTAATGAAGCGATGTCGTCTCTAATTGGATCGATTTGAGTATTTAAATATTTATGTTTGATGAGGTTTAAAATTGAAGTCTTTTTCACTTCAACATATTCCTCCAAAGAAGGCGCATATACAAAGATGTATTTTGCCTTTTTTACATATTTATTTAATACGTTTAAGTTTACTGCGTCTAAGTCCATTTTTTTGCTCTCTTTCTGAATATATAAATATTCATGAAAGCCTGTAAAAGGCTTTCAAAAATACTTATTGATTAGCTTTTATTTACGAATAAAGAAGAATAAGTAGGGTCTGAAAAACACTGAGCTTCCAGTATTTTATTTTGATAGTCTTGTAATTCAGCTTTATCAAATAAAGATATTACTTCTGGATTGTTGTTGCTCACATATAACTCAACTAATTTTAATAATAAATTTAGTTCGTTATGTGAAAGTTTATTTAGGTCTACATTTTTAAACATAATTTGCTCCTTTTCTGAATGCTTTATGCATTCATGATAAGGCTAACTCAGTAGCCCTATCAAAAATACATAATTTTGAATTCTGTTTGACTGTTTCCTTATCGGTGTCACCGATTGAGCTCTTTGCTCTGAAGACTGGCTCTCAGCGTCTCAAGATAAGGTTTGGAAGCTTACCTCGATTGGGTCGAGTTATCAACGCACTGAGGGGCAAGTATGTAGCGCCCAACCTCAGCAATCCACAGAGTCCGAAGACCCCCAATTTAATGGGTTAAGTGTTTAAGCACCTTAGACCCGATGGCTAAAATATCGTCAGCATTCCCCAAAATGGTAACTGGCTTATTGTCTTCTAGCGCGGTTTCTAAAGTCTGATTTGTTTTCATTGTGTTATTTATATCATATCCTTAGATATTACCTAATAAAAAAAGATAAAAATGATAAAAAAAGTAAAAAAAATGGTCATAAATTATTACAATCGAGAAAAAAATAAGGGGCATTTTTTTGCGTTTTTAGGGGTGTTAAAAAGATGCTCATGTATGATTTTATTAGATAATTTATTATATGCTCTATGGCTCTTAAAAGGGATTTAAAGGCTATTTTGATTTTGGATCTTTATGATATTTTATTGCAAATTGCGACAAGGATCGCGAATAGTGAACAAAATACGAACGAACAAAGTATGAACGGATATTGGGACGCGCGTCGTGGATCGTGGACACACAATCACAGTACTAGAGGTTTTTTGAAAAAATAAAAAATAAAAATAAAAAAAATTTAAAAAGAAGTGTGATAGTGTCCGCTTAAGCGTTTTGACCTTATTTAGGTGGGTTTTACCCATCACACTACTGATTTTTAGAAGTGTGACTAGTGTGATAGTGGGTCATTGATTTTACTGACTTTTTTACCCTCTAGGCAATTGGAGACTTTTTCCAAATTTATTATTTTAAAAAGAAGTTGCTGAAAATTCTCTAGTACCAATTTGTTAAATAATGATTATGATGTAACGGTCTAATTTTAATGAGCGCTGAAAAGAATTTATATAAAATGGTTAAAGATAAACTATCTGAATTTCATCCAATTCGTATTGAAACTTCTACAATTAATGGTTTCCCAGATTTAATTTTGTTTAATAAACATGGACGTAGTTTGTTCGTTGAATGTAAGGCGTGTGAGCGTTCCAGATTGTTACAGAGTTTAAGACCACATCAAAAAGCTTTTCATCATAAATACAAACAGATCATGAACGGATTATTTATCTTGCAACGCTCTCTTAAAGAGAGAAGGATTTTTCTGTATAGGTCCACGGATATCGACTTTCTGGCAGAAAATGGCGAGTTTGCACCACTTTGCACGGTCCAAGTGGGCCAACCATGGTCCACGATCAGCGAAATATTGAATGAATACCACTAAATATAGAACATATAATCCACGAAACGCGAAAAACGTTGATAAATATAGCGTCGGGGGGCCTCATAATCTATATTATGCAACAATCGACCCTAGGTACTTAGAGCCAACGGTCCGAGGTCCACGAAACGCGCGACCCCACCCCCAAAAAAAGCGCCCCGGTCCGAGGAGACGTGGCCTTGTCCTGGCAACATATCCACACTATAGGAGCAAAAAATGCATATAGATTATTCAAAGCTTGATGCGAACCAATTAAAGGCGATGGTCTTACTTCGAAAGCGCATTGAACAAGAACATGCGCGTGGTAATTTCATGAGATTTGTCAAAGCAGTCTGGCCAGAGTTCGTTGAAGGTCAGCATCACATCAAGATTGCAGAACAATTCCAGAAATTTCTAACTGGGAAGAACCAAAGATTAATTGTGAACATGCCCCCACGTCACACAAAAAGTGAGTTCGCCTCATTTTTATTCCCGGCATGGATGATGGGGCAAAATCCTCGACTAAAAATTATTCAAGCAACTCACACTGGTGAACTGGCGATAAGATTTGGTCGAAAAGTAAGAAACTTGATGAATACCAAAGAATACAAAGGGATATTCCCTGATGTAACACTCAGAACGGATAACCAAGCGGCGGGAAGATGGGAAACTAACCTTGGAGGTGAGTATTACGCGGCAGGTGTGGGTGGTGCAATCACAGGTCGTGGTGCTGATTTATTAATTATCGACGATCCTCACTCGGAACAAGATGCTTTGTCGGAAACAGCCATGGATAATGCTTACGAATGGTATACTTCTGGTCCTCGACAGCGTATGCAACCAGGGGGAAGTATTGTAATCGTAATGACTCGATGGTCTGATAAGGATCTCACTGGTCAGTTAATCAAAAAGATGGGTGATCTGAAAGCAGATAAGTGGGAGATCATAGAATTCCCGGCAATTTTAGACGACGATGACGAAGAAAAGCGTACACCGATTTGGCCACAGTATTGGAAGCTCAATGAACTTGATAAAGTAAAAGCTTCTCTTGTTCCTAGTAAATGGAATGCTCAGTGGCAACAGAATCCAACGCACGACGGTACGAGTATCGTGAAACGCGAATGGTGGAATATATGGGAAAAGAGTGAACCACCACTTTGTGATTACATTATTCAAAGTTATGATACTGCTTTTTCCAAAAAAGAGTCTGCTGACTACTCAGCTATTACAACTTGGGGTGTGTTTCGCCCTGATGAAGGAAAAGAAACCCATTTAATTTTATTACATTGTCGAAAAGGTCGATGGGACTTTCCTGAGCTGAAACAAGTCGCGAAAGAAGAACTTAAGGCCTATAACCCAGATAGTGTGATTATTGAAGCCAAGGCCTCAGGGACACCCTTGATACAAGAGCTTCGGCGATTTGGTGTTTACGCGACAGCTTTCTCTCCGAACCGAGGTCAAGATAAACATGTTCGCTTAAATACTGTCTCTCCCATATTTGAAGCTGGTCACGTTTGGCGACCAGATACCGATTGGGCTGAAGAAGTCCAAGAAGAGATTGCATCGTTCCCTTATGGAGAACATGACGATTTAGTTGACGCAACAACCCTAGCTTTGTTAAGATACAGGCAAGGTAGTTTTGTTCGTTTGTATGATGACGAAGAAGAAGAACCTATAGGAAAACGAAAATATGAGTACTACTAAAAAATTAATTAATCCTGAAGATCGAAGACTGAAACAAAAACTAACACCTAAGCAAATGATTTTTGTTTATGAATACGTTCACAAAGTTTTATTAGGAGAATGTTCCGCTGCCGAAGCTGCGCGACGCGCGGGCTATTCTCAAAATCGAGCACGTCAAACTGCTACTGATTTACTGAACCCTCACCTCAATCCTTTTGTCGTGGAGGCCATTCATGAGATGAAACAGGATTTACATCAAATGTATGGTGTGTCTACTGCATCTCATTTAGCTTCCTTAAAACAGATTCGAGAAGAAGCACGAGAACATAAGCATTTTTCGGCGGCCGTGGCTGCTGAGGTGAACAGAGGAAAAGTTGCTGGATTTTACGATAACAAAGTTCAAAGTGATACACCTTTGGAAAACATGTCCAAGGATGAATTGATCAAAGTTCTAGAGAATTATGACAAGAATGGTATAACTCATGATACCAAACTAATAATTGACGACGATAAGGACGCCATGACCCGCGGCCCGTTGATCGTGGAAGGAGATTAATGTTACAACAGCTACTACTAAGAGCAAGTCCCTCGGTTCTCGGATCGTTGCTCGTGGGTGCTGTGGGATCTCAACAAGCGAGTCAGATTCAAAAAGATTTAGCCTTAGGTAATATATCCTTAGATGATGTAGCGAATTTTATTACAAATTTTGCTGCGTCACCTGCGGTGAGCTATTTACAAGATAAAGAAAAAGAAAATCAATTAACCCCTCAAGACGAGGACGACAAGAAACCGAAAGCTCCAGAACCAGATCCGACGGACTTGTTAAATTTATTAAAGGATGATAATAATGAACAAGATGAAACAAAGTCTCTTACAACTAGCCAAAGCGAAAAGGGAAAAGAACCAATTACGCAAACCATTGAATCGTCCACAGCGCAACTTGGATCAGAGTTACAGCAATCTGACCAAGGAAGAAAAGCAGAGACTATTAGCGAACTACCTCTAGTAAAGGCTTCTCAAGAACAAGGTGTTACTTTTTTCTCAGATATCTTAGGTGGTGAATTATATGTTCCTAAAAAAAGCTATGACCAGTTGTTGGATACTTCTGATGCTATGGAAGCAACAAAGATATTCGATGAAAAGAGAACAGGCAATTTTGAAAATCATATCTTTACGAGCATACCGACATTTAAAGAAGCACAGATAGCCACTGCTGAAGCTATTGCAAAGACTCTTCCTAAAGACGGAACCATTATTGATATCGGTGGAACTGAAGGAGGTTTTGTTAATACCATTGCAGAACTGAATCCCAACATTGAAGGAATTGTTTTAGATCCCAATCCCAAAGCTGAAGAATCTTTCTTAAAACAAAAATTACCGAACACAGAATTTATTCGAGAAGCATTTACTACGAACCCTGAAGATTTTGGTAAATATGCTTTTACAGAAAAAGGAGTTGATGTGGATTATTTTGATCCGAAAGATATTCCAGATAACTCGGTTGATGCCTTTTCGGAGAAAATGGTTTTTCAATTTATTGACAATCAACGAGCAGATAAAATTAAATTATTAAAATCAAAGTTAAAACCTGATGGATTTGCAATCTTTGAGGAAAAGTTTTTTACTTCTAAAGATGATCCAGTTTGGCAAGAGAACGAACAAAAGAAAAACGAATTTAAATCTCAGTATTACGATCCTGAACAAATTACCGAAAAAGAAGAAATTGTTTTAACTGGAATGAATGAACGACAAGTTCCTTCTGATTTATTTGAAAGAGTATTGAAGAATAATTTTAACAATGTTGTACAATATTGGGATTCAGGTAATTTTAAAGGATACGTCGCTTCTGATAGTGCTGATACGATAACAAAGTTTTTAGATAATATGGTCGATTTAAACAGTGAGTACTCAAATGTCGTGACTCCTAACTTTATTACAAAAACAATCGATAAAAAACGAAGAGGAGGACCTATATCGATACCAAAAATAGACATGTTGTAAATGGTCGATTAGGTGATATAAATTAAATTATGGCAGATAATATTGATAAAGGACTCTATCAAACAGGAGCTCCTGAACTAGAGATTCTTAAATCCGAAACAGAAGTCGAGATCGACGGTCAACGAATACCGACTCCTGAAGGATTAGAAATTGAAATGAGCGAAGATGGAGGAGCAACTCTTGACTTTGATCCTATGTCCGATATTCCTGAAGAAGTTGAGTTTTATTCAAACTTAGCTGAAGTCATGGATGAAAGCGAATTAGATCGCTTAAGTGATGAATTACTTTCTGAATTAGAAAATGATCGATCTTCTCGTAAGGATTGGGAAGACGGATATATCAAAGGATTAGATTTATTAGGATTCAAATACGAAGAGAGAACTAGACCTTTCCAAGGTGCGAGTGGTGTCACACATCCTTTGTTAGCTGAAAGTGCCACACAGTTTCAAGCAACAGCGTTTAAAGAACTTTTACCCGCAGGGGGACCAGTCAGAACTGTTGTTATGGGAGAAGACACTCCAGAAAAATATTCTCAGTCACAACGTGTGCAAGAGTTTATGAATTATCAATTGATGAACAAAATGGAAGACTACACTCCTGAGTATGATCAAATGTTATTTTATTTACCTCTCGCAGGTTCGACGTTTAAAAAAGTTTATTACGATGAGTTAATGGATCGACCAGTATCGAAGTTCGTTCCTGCGGAAGACTTAGTTGTCAACTATGGAGCTAGTGATTTAGATTCTTGTGAAAGAATTACTCACATCATTAATATGAGTTACAATGACTTTAGAAAAAAACAAGTTTCAGGTTTTTATAAAGATATCGAAATCATTCCTTCAGAAGTAGATCGCTCGGAAGTACAAAAGAAGTATGATGATATTGAAGGTGTAAGACCTTCCTACATTGACAAAGAAGTAAGATTATATGAATTCCATACATCTTTAGACCTAGAAGGTTTTGAAGACACAGGTATGGATGGTGAGCCCACAGGAATTAAAATACCCTACATTGTAACCATTGAAGATAGTTCAGGTAAAGTTGTTGGTATTCGTCGAAACTATGAAAAGGATGATGAGAAAAAATTAAAGAAAAGATATTTTGTTCATTATAAGTTTTTACCAGGTTTAGGTTTCTATGGTTTTGGTTTAATTCATTTAATTGGATCTTTATCAAGAACAGCTACAAAAATTTTACGACAATTGATTGACGCAGGTACATTATCCAATTTACCAGCAGGATTTAAGTCACGAGGACTTAAAATTAGAGACGATGCAGCGCCTATCCAACCAGGAGAATTTAGAGACATTGATGCACCGAATGGTGACTTACGAAATGCTCTTATGCCTTTACCTTACAAAGAACCCTCTCAGACCTTATACAGCCTATTAGGATTTGTTGTTCAATCAGGTCAGAGATTTGCTGCGATCACTGATATGCAAGTGGGAGACGCTAATCAAAATGCACCAGTTGGAACAACCATGGCATTATTAGAGAGGGGCTCAAAAGTGATGAGTGGTATCCACAAAAGATGTCACTATTCTCAGAAAAAAGAATTCAAACTATTGTTTGATGTTTTTGCTGATTATCTACCTGAAACCTATCCTTATTCTGTGGAAGGTGCAGAGCGAACAGTTAAAGCAGAAGACTTTAGTGATCGTGTGGATGTTCTACCAGTTTCTGATCCTAACATTTTCTCAACTACACAAAGAGTTACTTTAGCTCAAACGGAATTACAATTAGCACAAAGTGCACCTGATATTCATAATATCAAAGAAGCTTACAGAAGAATGTATGAAGCCTTAGGAGTCAAAGATATTGATCAGATTTTAAGAAAAGACACTCCAACTGCTCCTAAAGATCCAGCCACGGAGCACGCTGATTTACTCGATGGTAATTTATTAAAAGCTTATGAGGGACAAGATCACGATGCTCACATTCAAAACCATTTAATCTTTGGAACGAATCAAATGATTTTAGGTAATCCTCCGATGGCCATGAAATTACAAAAACACGTTTTAGAACATGTTTCTTTAAAAGCAAAAGAACAAGCAATGTTCTTAGCTCAACAACAACAAGTTCCTCAAGAACAATTAGATTCTGTGATCGCGAAGCTCGAAGCACAGTTCATGGCAGAGATTAAACAGCTCTCAGGACAACTCAGTGGTCAAGGCCAACCTGATCCTGTGGTTCAATTAAAACAACAAGAGCTACAACAAGATGCAATGAAAGATCAAATGGATGCACAAGTGGATCAAGCAAAACTACAATTAGATGCAGAGAGACTTAGACAAAGAACTGCGATTGATCAAGCAAGAATTCAAAAAGATTATGACATTGCTGACAAGCGTGCTGAAGTACAGTACGACAAGATGACAACACAGACTTTAAATCAGGAGAGAAGAGATGCCACTAACCGAAAAGGGTAAAAAGATTATGAAGTCAATGAAGAAAGAATATGGTAAGAAAAAAGGAGAACAAGTATTTTACGCTTCTAAGAACAAAGGTACAATAAAGAAAGTAGAAAAGAAAAATGGAAAATAAAGACAAAACATCCTATCATCTAAGGATGATTGATGATGTTACTAAAAAAAGAGTTCAAAAAATTATCAATAGCACAAGAGATTTTGTTCAAGAACAAGCTGAACAAGGTGTTGATTTAATTGAACTAGCTCAGGTATTGTTGACCATGAGTAGAGACACCTTAGTTGATGCTTATGGTGAATACGTAGCAGATAACTATATTGCTCAGCAAATTAGTTATTTGAAAACTCAAGAAAATAGTTTAACATTACACTAATGAAAAAAAAGTTAACAAAAACAATCCCTCCCAAAAAGGGCCCTGTTTCTCAGGGAGAATCTATTCCACCAGGTAAGATCATGAAAGTTGGATCTGTACCTGAGGATAAAAAACACAAACGTGGTTATGGAATAGCATCTAAAGGTCTTAAATTTGAAGGAGTATTTTAATGAAAAAAATACTGTTAAAAGTTAAAAGCTTTACTTCTAATGTCAAGAAACGTGATGCAATTATAGCTATCGTATTCTTTGCGTTAGGGGTATATTTTGGTTCTTAGTAAAATATTAGGTGGATCTTTAGTTGACACGGTCGGTAAGGTTATCGACTCTGTACATACTTCCGAAGAAGAAAAAGGTCAAATTAGGATTAAACTTCAAGAGCTTGAAAATGAAATTAATTCTAAACAAATGGATATTAATTTAGCCGATGCTCAATCTACAGCTACCGATATTTCAGGTTTACTGCAACGTTCTTGGCGTCCCCTCATTGGATTTAGTGCAGCATTGGCCATATTTTTCGAATATGTCCTTAAACCTTTTATCGTGTTCTTTTTAGGAATTTTTCAAATCGAAGTTGGTCCTCTTCCTCAAATGGATATGGAACAACTCATGCCATTAGTCATGGCTCTCCTAGGAATGGCTGGCTTGAGAACATTCGAAAAATCTAAAAAGATTACAAAATAATGCAAGAGAGTTTCGACTACCACGTTAAAAAGCTTATTCAAGAACGAATCAACGATAAGAAAGATGATTTGTTGAGTAGGAGTCTTAGTTCGTTTGATCAATATCAATATGAGTTAGGAAAGTTACACGCTTTACAGCAGTTATTAATGGACTATCAAGAAATATACAAGAAGGTGTTTAAAGATGAGTAGATTAATTTTACCAGAAGGTGTTAATAAAAAACCTTTGACTAAAAAAGAAGAGAAGAAAGACAAAGAAGAAGGTCCTGCGTTAGAAAGAATACCACAAGCAACAGGATGGCGAATGGTTGTTTTACCTTACAGAGGAACAGAAAAAACTAAAGGTGGTTTGTATCTCACCGACAAAGCTGTGGAAGAACAACAACTTACAACGAACGTTGGAATGATCTTAAGTATGGGATCAGATGCTTATGCTGATAAAGATAAGTTCCCTAATGGTCCGTGGTGTAAGAAAGGCGATTGGGTTGTCTTTGCAAGATACGCTGGATCAAGAGTTAAAATTGAAGGTGGAGAAATTCGTATTCTCAATGATGATGAAATTTTAGCTAAATTGAAAGACCCAAAAGACGTACTAACAATTTATTAAGGAGATAAATATGGCTGACGAAAAAATGGTAGACCTTGACACTACTGGAGAAAGTCAAGAGGTTGAACTTCAAGAAGAAGATAAATCTACTGAAGATAGTAAAGTCCAAGACAAAGAAGCTACTTCTCAAACAGATGCTTCTTCTAATGAAGATTTCAACGACGACTCTAACGATGATTCTAAAGAAGACGGTTTAGATAAATACTCTAAAAATGTTCAACGAAGAATCAAAAAACTTTTAGATAGAATCGAAAAGACTGAACAAAGAGAGCAAGAAGCTCTTCGCTTTGCTGAAAGTGCAAAGAAAAAATACACCGAGTATGAAAATAAAATTAAGTCTTTAGATGAAAACTATCTTACAGAGTATGAAACAAGAGTTAAGTCTCAGATTGAACAAGCTAAAAAAGCTTATCAAGATGCTTTGTATAACAACGATGTCAATGCTCAAGTTGATGCTCAAAGAGCCTTAACAAGATTAGCGATTGAAGAGGAAAGAGCTATTGTTTCTAAACAACAAAGAGAACAGTTATTAAAACAACAAGAAGGATTAATGGCTGAAAGACCTCAAGCTCAAGCACCTGTTCAAAGACAGCCTGACCCTAGGGCAGAACAATGGGCAGAAGATAATAAATGGTTTGGACAAGATGAAGCCATGACATTTACTGCTTTAGCTCATCATAAAAAGCTTTTAAGAGAAGGTTTTGATCCTAAAAGTGATGAATACTATGAAGAAATTAATTCTTATATGAAGAGTCAATTTCCAAATAAATTTCAAAACCAACAAACAGAAGTGAAGGAAAAAGCACCACAAACAGTGGCTGGATCTTCTCGAACAGGTAAATCAAGTGGTTCTAAGAGAAAAGTTACTCTTACCCCTAGTCAAGTTGCAATTGCAAAAAAATTAGGAGTACCTCTTGAAGAATACGCAAAATATCTATAGATTGGAGACAATATGGTAAATAAAACGCTAAGATCCAGTGAGACTAGGGAAAAGACAGCTCGTAAAAAAGGTTGGACTAGACCGTCTGCATTGGACGCACCCCCAGCTCCAGATGGTTACAAACATCGATGGATCAGGGAATCAGTCAGAGGATTTGATGATTATAAAAACATCAGTGGTAAATTACGAGAAGGCTGGGAATTAGTTCGAGCCGACGAGTATCCTGACTGGGAACTTCCTACTATCGAAGATGGTAAACACGCTGGTGTTATAGGGGTAGGTGGGTTGCTGTTAGCTCGCATGCCAGTAGAGACAATTGAAGAGCGTAATGCTTATTACAGAAGCTTGACTGAGGGCCAGAAACAGGCCGTCGACAATGATCTACTGAAGATCGAGGATCCAAGGATGCCGATCAGTAAACCCCAAAGGCAAACCAAAGTAACTTTTGGTTCAGGAAACAAGTCGTAATCGGCACGGTTTGTTGGACGACCAATATTAACACGTATTACAAAGGAGTAATATTATGGCAAACATAGACGCACCATTCGGGTTTAGACCCGTACAAAAGGTGGGTGGTGGAGTATCAAACCAAGGGCAAACAGAATATGCTATTGCCAATAACTATGGTACCGCTATCTTCCAGGGTGATCCAGTTTCCTTCGCGAACACTGGTACACTCGTTCTCGCCAATGCTGCTGGTAGTACTATTGTTGGTATTTTTAACGGTTGTTTCTATACAGACCCAACAACACAAAAACCAACTTTTAGTAATTACTATCCAGGAAGCATTGTCGCCACTGACATTGTTGCTAATGTGATTGATGATCCAAATCAATTATTTGAAGTTCAATGTAATGGCACAGTAACAGCTGCTAACGTAGGTGAAAACGCAGAAACATCTTACACTGCTGGCAGCACGAAGTCTGGTATTTCAAGAGCTGAAGTAGATACTTTCGCATCAAACGCTAGCTCAACATGGATTGTCGTAGGTCTTTCAAAAGATCCAGATAACGATGATACATCTGCTGCTAACGGTAATTTGATTGTGAAACCAAATCTTCACTACTACACAGGCGGAAAGGCAGGGGTATAAACCATGGCTATTTCAAGAAGTCAACTCGTTAAAGAGTTAGAACCAGGTTTAAACGCACTGTTTGGCTTGGAATATGCAAGATATGAGCAAGAGCACACCGAAATCTTCGATCAAGAGTCTTCTGACAGAGCATTCGAAGAAGAGGTAATGCTTTCAGGTTTTGGATCAGCTCCAGTTAAATCTGAAGGCGCTGGTATCTCTTATGATACAGCTGCTGAAGCTTATACTTCACGTTACACACACGATACAATTGCATTAGGCTTTTCAATCACAGAAGAAGCAATCGAAGATAACCTCTACGATCAACTTTCTTCTCGTTACACAAAAGCTCTTGCAAGATCAATGGCTAACACAAAGCAAGTAAAAGGTGCTGATGTTCTAAACACAGCTTTTGCTGCTAGTGGAGCTGCTGGTACTAACCCAGGTGGTGATGGTGTTTCACTTATAAACACAGCACACCCACTTGCAGTTGGTGGCACATTCTCTAACAGACTAGCAACTGATGCTGACTTGAACGAAGTATCACTTGAGCAAGCTTTAATTGACATTGCTGCATTCGTAGACGAGCGTGGTTTAAAAATCGCAACTCAAGGTAGAAAACTGATTATTCCAAAAGAATTACAGTTTACTGCTGATCGATTAATGAACTCTGCTCTAAGAACTGGAACAGCAGACAATGACATTAATGCAATCAGAAATATGGGAATGATTCCTGAAGGTTATGTAGTAAATCACTTCTTAACTGACACCGATGCATTCTTCATTAAGACTGATGCACCAAATGGTCTAAAGCACTTTGTTAGAACACCTATGTCCACAAACATGGAAGGTGATTTTGACACTGGTAACGTAAGATACAAAGCTAGAGAGAGATACTCATTCGGTTTCTCCGATCCTAGAGGTATCTTTGGTACATCTGGCGCAGCTTAATAATAATTAATCTAATAAGAAGGGCGTATGTCTTTGACTGCGCCCTTTTTTTATGTCATATTTTAGTTCTAGCATAACAAGTCACGCAAACTGAGCTAGCAGACGGTATAGAGATTGTGTGGCGAGGTCTATATAACCAAGGAGGTTTAATATGGGAACAACAACATTCACTGGAATCGTAAGATCCAATGGTGGCGATAATAAAAGAGAAACCTATGCGGGTTCAGTACAACTTGCAGCACAGTTTTACTTTGTTCCAACTGCAAACGCAGGAACTGATGTTCAAGTATCTGCAACTGATACAAGAAAAGTCGTACTTCCACAAAATGCAGTAGTAACAGGTATTTCATTTAATGGTGATGCAACAGGAGGTTCGTCTCCAACTATCGATATGGGTTATACCGATTTTGATGGTGGTACTACCTTTGTAGACATAGATGGTCTACTTAATGAAGCGGATGCAGACGCAGGTGCAGTCGTAACTGTATGGGGTGGTGATTCAACCGCAGGTGCAGCTCTTGGTGACGTTGGAACTCCAATGTCTGAAAGAGTAAAAATTGTTGGTGGTAAAGGTGCTTCTGCTGCTGGCGGTGGTACAATTACAGGTATCATTTACTACTATGTAAAAGATGCAGGTAACATACAAACATAAGGAGTAAATCATGGCTAACACAATAACAGGACCTACAATTCAATTTCAAGGTGATCGTAAATTGATCAACACTTGTTTTGTATCTTGTGACGGTGGTAATACTAGCTCAATTACTCTTGTCGATGTGTCTGCTCTTGCTCCTAATAAAGCGGGAGAAGCATGCACTCAAGTATCCTTAAATAAAATTTGGTATCAGGGAGCTGGCGCAGCTAATGCTTCAGCTACCTTAACTTGGGATGCTACTGCCGACGTTCCTTTCTTATCATTAAATTATGACAACAATTTTGATTTTTCCGAATTTGGTGGCTTGAATAATACTCAAGCAGCAGGTTATACAGGAGATGTAAAATTGGAAGTACCGGCTACAACTGTAGCAGGTCAAGAAGTCGTTGTATGGTGTGAGTGGATAAAAAAGTATGACTAGGAAAGCTGACAAGCAACCACCGAAAACAAAAAAATATTTCCGCTCCACGAAAAGTGGAGCGGGAATGACAAAAGCTGGTGTCGATCGATATCGAAGAGAAAATCCAGGTTCTAAATTATCTACAGCAGTTACCGAAAAAAATCCTACAGGAAAAAGAGCATCAAGAAGAAAATCTTACTGTGCACGTTCTGCGGGTCAAATGAAACAATTTCCTAAAGCTGCCAAAGACCCTAATTCAAGATTAAGACAGGCTCGTAAACGCTGGAGGTGTTAAATGGAAATAAGCGACAAGACGACGGTAGGGATGCCTATCCGAAATTTAATTTCTATTGTCACTGCCGTAGCACTAGGAGTTTATGCTTATTTTGGAATAGTCGAAACCCTTAATCAACATTCTACTCGATTAGAATTAATGGAAAAGGATGTGGAATTAAATACAGAGTTTCGAATTAAATGGCCTCGAGGTTTAATGGGTAATCTACCCGCCGATGACGAGCAATTTATGCTATTAGAATTTCTAGCACAACAAGTTGAAAAACATCAAGGTATCTTAGATGAGAATGCTCATATTCAAGTAATGATTGATCATTTAGAATCTGAAGTTGATAAGCTTTTAAAAGATGTAGAAAAACTAAAAGATGCTACTAGAGATATTAAATTTGGTAATGGGAATGGGAATGGTCACTAATGTGGAA